TACTAAGAGCTTGTGAACCAACAGCAGTATTATTATTGCCTGTCGTAATAGCAGTTCCTGATAGTTCTCCCATAAAAACATTACCAATAGATGTTGTTGCAGCACTACCAGATAAATATCCAACAGCAACTAATCCACCCGTGGTTAAAGCATCCCCTGCTAAAGCACCTACAATAGTGCTTTGTGTAGCTGTTGTAATTGAAGCCCCTGCATCATGTCCTACTGCTACATTATAACCAGTTGACCCTGCATTTTGATTACCTAAAGCATTAGCACCTATCGCAATATTAGAACCATCACCATCTTCGGCAGATAAGGCATTATAGCCAACAGCAACATTAGAGCTACCTGTTGTTAAAGCATCACCAGCTTGAAATCCCATAAGAGTGTTATTACTACCTGTTGTTATTGATGTTCCAGAATTTTTACCAACAACAGCATTTGAATTACCAGATGTTGCAGCACTTAAAGAGCCAGAACCAACAGCCACATTGTCATGGCCTGTCATTATAGCACCACCACCAGCACCATAACCAACTAATGTTGTGTCATCTGTTGTAGTTGCAGCATCACCAGCTTTAGATCCTACAATAACATTTCTGCTACCAGTAGTTAAATCGTGTCCAGCCTCATCACCAACCGCTACGTTATCTGCACCAGAAGTATTAGCAGTTAATGCTTGGAAACCAACCGCAGTATTATCTGTTGCTGTAGTTGATGTTGCTAATGCACCGCTACCAACAGCCACGTTATTACTTGCTGTTGTGTTTGCTGTAAGAGCATTGTGTCCAACGGCTACATTATTACCCCCTGGACTGCTTCCATCAAGATCATCAAGTGCTGTGTTTCCTAATGCTACGTTAGCCGTTCCAGTAGGAAAGTCTCCTGTTCCTATTTTAAAACCACCAGCTGTTGATCCATCGTGAACCCTAAGTTGATTGTTTGTTGTATCAAAACTAACCTCACCTATTGCACCAGTAAACGCATTGTTTTGCGCTGCTGTGCCTCTTCTTAATTGTACTTGTATAGCCATTTATACGCTCCCATAATCGTTGGTGGTGACAACTGCATTAGCAACAGATCCGTAATCATTTACAGCCGTTAATGCGCCTGAGTTTAAACTTGATGCTACTAAGTTAACATTTGCTATACTAGCAGCTACGTTGCCTATATCTGTTGCATCAGCGGCAACAGCAGTAACGTCAGAACTTATTCCAGAAACAGTTGTAACATTACTGGCAATACCAGCAACCGTATTTACATTTGAAATTGCCGCTGCCACTGTTCCAATATCAGATCCATCAGCGGCAACAGTATTAATATTAGAAGCATTTCCAGCAACTGAAGTGACATTAGATGCTATTCCAGCAACAGTTGTTACGTTTGTTTTTATTGCAGCCAAACCAGATATGGCATCGGTTGCTGTTGTTCCATCCTCAATATCTGCCAATGTAGAAATGTCAGCTGTTATTGCTGCAACAGTTGACACATCTGCTATTGTTGGGCCAGCCTCGGGCGCTCCTGTTGTTGCATTAAATGCTAAAACTGTTCCTTTGCGATTATCTTTTGTTGGCATTTCCAGGCTTACAGACTCATCGCCAGCATTAACTATGATTGCCCGACCAACTTTTTCATCAAGCTGTTGAGCCATGATAACCAAACTATCGAGCTGTTCATTTAAACTTGAAGCAAGTAAATCACCGGCTGTTACAAAATCAGTTGTGCGCTCTAACGTTCTGCCACCGATAATTGTTAATCGATCCGATGCCACTAGTGCTGAATCCAAAGTTACTAATCCGGTGCCATTTGCATTTGTTGCTATTGTATAATCAGTTGTAAGTGTAAGTGTTGTTGTGTTCTTAATAACAATAAGATCACTGTCAGCTAAGATATTGAAGCCAAACGCGAAAGGGCCGGTTGTCGTGTTTCCAGTAAACTGAACACGCCTTGCTGTACTGCTAATCGGAATATCGGCCATCTATATAATCCTTCGATTTGTTTGTCTTATACCATATATTGTTTTAATTGCCAAATAATCTTGACAGATCTGGCGCTCTTTCCGGTCTGCTTTGACCAGGCGACCACCAATAATTTTGATCGTACTCTCTTTGATACTTCCTAAGAGTTCTTCTAATCCTTTTATCAAAATCTGGATCAGCCCATTTTCGAACCTGGTCAACAACCATTCTTTCCAAAGCTAATCTTGAATACCATAAAGAACTTCCAGGAGTGTATCTTAATGTAAAATCGATAAACTCTTTTGCTGCTTTTGTATCTTCGCCCTGGGCAACTTCATATAAGTTACCAATCGTTAAATTAATTAAATCTTTTCCAACATCTGTTACCGGACCAGCAACAGTTTCAGTCAAGCCACCGCCAAATCTATTTACATTGGAGAAAAAGAAATCACCAAAGATACCCAGGCCGCCACCTTGTAAAAATGCGGCACCCCAAAACTTCAATGATAGATTTCCATCCTCATCAAATATAGATCTTGGATCTCGACCCTTAGATATTTCTTTTGCTGTTAATGCTAATGCACCGAATAACGTAGTTGAAATCATTAAATCAGCTATAGCTGTCGCTCTATCGAAACCACTTTTCTGTGCAACAGATCTTATAATATGAGTATTTATTAGTGTAACACTAAAGTTTTTATACATTGCGAAAGATCTACCAAGCTCACCGATAAATGTTCCTGGTCTAACATCACCTGTTAAGGCGGCTCGACCTCGAATAGATGTTGAGGGAACAGCAAAGTTTGTTTCTGTTTCAATCATGGACATCATATCCGTAGCAATCTCTCTTGCTAATGTGGGATTTATATCGCTTCGAAACTCTATATCTTCAGCCCTAAGAAACTTTGCGCCCTTATGATCGTACAGTTCTGTGGATCGCATGATATCCCATTTGGTAGCATTTAATCCGTATCTTTCCATCGATCCTCGAAGAGCTGGATCTAAATCATCGAATGTTTTTCCAACGCTATCAGCCAAAGTTCCCATAAACTCCATGCCAAAAGCCCACTTACCTGTTTGTGTCCAGGGGCTAAGAAAAGAAGCTCTCATTACAAAATCAGCTACTCGCCTGGTAACTTCTGGTCCAGACATTTCTCCAACATACCGCATCTGTCCGGCTGCTAAAGTAGACCAGCCTTCAGCTGTAAGCCCCAACCTAATGGCTAACTGGCTTTGCTCTTCTTTGCTCATACCAGGTAAAGACTCTCCCAGGAAGTTTATGTATTGCTTGAGAGTAGATGTTTGAGGCAAACCGTTCATACTTCTGGCCATGCGCTGGAAGTTAACGTCAGTCAAAGCTGATATAGATGCAGCACCTAACTGAGCCGATTGTAACAGCTGCCTTACCCCAGCAAACGTATTTGCAAACAAACCATTGACAGGCTGATTGTGTCTACCTGTCATAATGTTGAATAATTCATCTACTTTTGCACCAGTTGATTTAGCAGCATCCGCTTTATTGGGCTGTTGCTTCTCCAGGTAAGTTTTTAAAAACTCTTTGGTGGTATGTGGATTTGGGCCAAACCGCTCCATAAATGCAATATCCCTGGACATAGTTGTTATATGCCCCATCATCACATCAAACGGATTATCGTTTCCAAATCGTGTTTGATATTTTAACCAGGAATCACCATTTTTAAATACAAGAAATCTATGGTCTGTGTTTTTCTTAGCAAGTGCTTTGCCTCGATGTAGATTAGCACCAGGCTTTAACTTTGAAAGGCCATCAGTTTCGATTGTTTGATAAACATCTCGCAAAGCTTGCTCTAATCTGCCAGCATTAAATGGCAAGCCAGTGTCTTTATCGATCATTTTCTCAAGATCTAACAATGGATTGATGAAGTTTCTCCACTCTTCAAATCCAGCTTTTCTTACTTTTACTGTACTATGTTGCTGTGGAAGCCCCCAATCTAATCTCCTGGGTATCATTCCTCCAGCTGCATTGAAACGCTTTCTTAGATACTCAGCTACTTCTTTCCAAGCACTCGCAAACTCCCTGGCAGAAATATCGTCTGTGCTTCCCTCATCAAAAATTTCTTTTACCAGGTTTTTCATCTGGGCTTTCTTTCGAGTTCTACCTAACAGATCTCTGCGAAAATTCTTTAAAAGACCATCAAGCTTCCTGGTAGCGCTTCGAGTAATAACTGCCTCTAACTGAGCAACGCTTCGTATATTGGAACCTTTAGCCTCCTCGAACAGCGCCAGGGCTGCCTGGTTTATGTCATATTTACCAAGCATTGTTTTATTATTATATCTTTGCAGATCGAAAGTTATTCTTTTCCAGGACTGAGCTTGCATGATTGCAGCTCGTTTTCTTTCAATAGCTTTCTTCCTGGTAGCAGCTGCCGCATCAACACTGGCTTGCGTTTGAGCCGGACCTGGACCCATTTGCCTGTTATATTCCGGTAAAAGCTCATCTAGCTCATCAAAGTACATCTGAGCCTGTTCCTGGGAGATCTCTCCAGCCCTAACACCATCTTCAACGCAACGTCTAAAACTCATAGCCCACACACCTCTAATCTGCGGATTAGAGCATCGTCAGCATCTATATCCTTTTTAATGTCTCTAAGGGTTTTACTTACAGCTTTCCCTTCTGCATCGAAACTAAACGGTATTTCTAAATCTAAATCTTCCTGGTTAAAATCTATATTAAAACCTTCTTCCTCTGCCTTGACTTCTGGTACCGGATCTCCTATATCTTTAGTAGGAGGTTCTGAAATGTCAGATCGAGTACTTGTAGACTGGGATGGTCGCCCAGCAATTTCATTTTCTGTAACTGAGGCTCTAGCTATACTTACGCCAGGCGGTTCCTGGACGGCTGTAGATGGTCCAGATGTTTTCAATACTGGTCGAGTTATACCTGATGAGAACACATTTATGTCGAGGTTTGAGCGAAACTTTGGCAGCTTTCCTATACCAGAGACCTTTAAAAACGAAGAGTCCTCTTGAGAAATAGCTTCTGCATATAAAGATCGCTGCTTCTGAGCTAACTCTTTTGCCTTTTTAGGATTTGTTTTTTCAATAGCTCTATATTGTGTATATAGTTTATCTCCACCTTTTTCGAATTTTGCATCGTAAAGTTTTGGAGACCATATTTGAATTTCAGAAACTAAACCATTTGGCGTTCTTACAAGAAGTTTTCTGTCAAAATAACCAGCTGTGGTTGTACTCCAACCCTCATCTAAGACCTCAGCTTCCTGGCCAAATCTTTTTGCTATTTCATCGCTCTGTTCTTGCTTGTTAACAATAAATCCAATTCTTGAAATATCAGTTAGCTCTTTTGCGCTTTTATAGCGCTTTCTTCCCACCTTTGATTTAGCTGTTTCGATTTGTTTTAAACCTGTGTCTTTCAATTCAACGCCTAAATCTTTCTCAATACGTTTACCAATGTTTACAATAAAGTCTTGAGACTCTTGTGCTATCTCATAAATGTCATCAACAGTTTCTACTGGCTGGCGATCTTTAAAAGATTGCTCAATCACTTGTGCGCTTGTTTCGCCAGGAACTTTCTCTCCAGGTATTTCTTCAAGATCCCTAAAGGCATCCTGGATCATTTGCTCCGTTTGACGCTCTACGCCTGGTCCTGTTGGCTCATCGAAGTCATCGAAGAGTTGTTCTTCGCTCTTACCAATGCCGCTCTCCGGCGGATCATCGATAGTGCGTCCAAGATCGCTAGTTGTTGCCCTGTCAAAATCGCCTCTCTCAATTCCTCTTCTGACAGCTTCTGCGTAGTCTCTGGCTGCGACTTTAAAGTTTCCTGTTTCTTTTGCTCTTCTAGCGGCTTCTGTAAGCTCGTCACTGAGCTGTCCTTTTCTTGTCGAGAGCGTTTGGAGGAGCGCGATCGCTTGGGCGTTTTCATTTGCTAACCTTTCATTTTGTGACTTAACAAGCTTGTTACCTTCGGCTTCAATTCTTTCAGCGTTCTGTGTCAGGTTTCTAAAAGCATTTTTATCAGCCCTAAGAAGCTTTTGAGTTTCATCAATTACCCTGGCCCTTTCCAGGACTAGCGAAGAAACAAACATCTCATCGCCAAATAAAGTTTCTTGCGTTTCTTTTGTAACACCGCTTTCTATAACTTCCCTGGTAATAAATTCAGCTTCAGTCATATTCTTTGGTTGTGATTTAGATATTACGGCAATAGCTGCATTTTGTAGATCTGGCTGATCTGGTGAAATCAATCGACCAACAACAGACGCATAATTACCTGGCACTATTCCATTTATAACAGCGCCAAAAGCTTCATCATTTAATGTTGATATTGCCCTGGCTTGGACAACTACGCTACTCCTAGGCGGTAATTTTATACCGGCTGCGTCAAGATCTGCGTGTACTCTTAATATTTTAGCGGCATCTATTACTAATTGTTCATTGTCAGTAGCTTCACTTATGTTTTTAGCAGCTGCTAAAACTTTAGCGTGTTCAGCTGTATGACCGTCTGCCTCTCTTAATAACGTGCCGTATAAAGATATCTTTTTGCTAGGATCTCTAGCCATAATTCTTTTAGCTAATCCTAACCTTTGATGGCCATCAGCAATAAATATCTTTCCATCGAGATCTTCCCAGAACATAACTGTTCCTGATAAATGTGGATTCCACTCAACCTCATCTTTTAATCTCTCACCAACACCGAACTCATCTGTATTAGACTTAAATTGAAAACGCTTTGGATCTGCAATTACTCGCTCTGCTTCTATTTTAAAAATAACGCCTTCTAAATTTTCAACACTGTCGATGATCTCTTCATCTGTTCTACCGTAATTAATATTGTTTACTGGCTCATTCGTAAGATCTGGCGCTTTACCCGATTGCAAAGAATGAGTTGCTTCAGTCAGTCTTTGCTCGTGTTCCACCTGGGAGCCTGGTGTGTCAGGATTTTCTAATGGATTGCTTTGCTCGAGATCCACAGCATCATCGGCCGCATTAGCTAGTGCCTGGCTTTCTGGGTTAGCATTGTCAGTTGTTTTAAAAGCGTTGTAGCCTTTCGATACACTTCTCGCAGTGAGATTGATACCAACACCTAGACCAGCCGAAGCAATGGCATCTATACTAATATTTCTTAGAAAATCTTTGTATGTGTAATCATAACCTAGTTCGTCATACCATTCTTTTATCTTGGGTTGTGTTATTGCACTGGCACCGCCACCAAGAGCTGCTTCGATCAAAGCCAATCTCAAAAGTGATTTACTTGTTCCGTACAAACCGCCAACGATAGATGTTCCCTGGATAACTGGATCTTTGAAACTAGCAACAGCTCCCCCAGCTAATCGGCCTGTGAAGCCACCAGCGCCAACGCTTCGAGAAGAAACATCTTCAAACTCTTCCCTGGCATCTCTACGAATTTGATCAATATCAGCTGCAACATTTTCTGGTGTAAGCGTTTTTAAATCGTCTGGTAATATGTCCTGGTTGTCCTGGATAAACTTATATATTTTATTAGTTCGTGACTCATACACATCCGGCACAGTTGTGTCGTGAGGCAATCCAAGTTTACTTGCTATAGTGTTCATTAATAAAGGATCAGCTGCTCCTGGTCCTGGCAAATAATCAAATATAGTTCTGTTTATATAAGGTGCTGGATTAAGTAATTTAGTACCAAAGCCTTCTTCAAAAATAGACCCAGACCCTATAGCATCAGGGGCAACCTCTTGTAACCTTTCAAACTTCTCATCCCAATACCTTGCTAACAGTAAAGGCTTAGAGTTTGTCATCTCTAAAGCCTCAACATTTTTGAAAGCAGCTGAATAATTTTCTGCAAAGAATGTCGGAGGTATAGACATACCTTCGTAGCCTAAAACATCTAAATCATCTCTGCGATCAAACTCTATCATTGTTTAGTTTTTAGCCACTCTGTATAAACTAACTTGCCGCCATCAATTACAAAATTAGCGTATTGACCATAGAGATCTGCATCAAAATTATCATCAGTAAGTTCTGGCAATGTATTAAATAATTCAACTGTAGCTGCCTCATCTAACTTTCCAGACTGTACTCCAGCCTCAAGCTCTTTAACAAGTTTTTCTGTTTGTTTTCTGTTTGCCCTCAAACCTGATCCAAATTCGGCACTTATTGATCTTTCAGCCTCACCCTTTGAAAGTGATCGTTTTGTTTCTACTGCCGGATCTTGCGTTGTTGAAAAGGGTGTTTGATCAGCTTGTTCGGTCTGCAAATCAGATATATTTATATCTCCTACCACTTCGCTCTTAACCTCTGGCGCTGCTATACTTTGAACCTGGCTTGCCATTTCATTGACCCTAAAGATAACAGGTACTCCGTCTGTGTTCTCAATTTGCTTGAGAGCAAAGCCGCCTCGATTATGATAGATAATTTTATATTTATCCTGACCTATGTGTTGCGCTGAGTAGTTTTCAGCTGTTCGAGGATTTGTAATAGCATCTGCCATTTTTTCATCTATGCCCAAATCTAATAACATTCTTTTGTTTTTCAAAAAGTTGCCAACACTTGAGGCTTTTTTATTGTTTGGAATGTAAACAGGAAAGTCATTTATTGGTTGAACGCCTCCAAAAATTTCACCACCGCTTTGTGTTTGACCCATAGCTAACTGCAAAGATTGTATAAATACGTCCTCATTAAATAAATCGCCAGTTGTGGTTGTGCCAGCTTTTATGTCAAAACCTTGCCTGGCCATCTGTTCAGTATAAATCATTTTGGCTACGTTTAAGACTGCACCTTGCATCGAGGGCTGTGTAATCGCAGATCCAACAGTTTCATAATAAACTGGTAGAATATTACTATCTGTTGCCCCAACTGGCCCAACACCGGCCTTCATTCTTTCCTTACCGCCCAGGGCTAACATAACAGCCTCAGTCGATCCTTCATTTACTAAATGGCCAAGCATTGCCATGTCTGTGTCAAACTCAGATACTTGCGTTAAAACCTGTCCGGCTGCTCGATTAAATTTAGAAATAACTCCTAATATCTGCATCTTGCCTCGAGTATCAGCCATTTCAAAACCATCTGTTAAGGCTCTTACTTCAACACTTAACAATGGCTTTGGTATCGGTAGACTATAAAAAGAAGAAATTTTTTGCGAGTCTAACATTCTTTGCGATAAAGCTTGATCATCAACAACTATTTCGCCTGTTTCTTCGTTCAAAGAAACTATTGGTTGTGACTGCACAAAGTTAGTTCTTTGAGCATAATCCATAGGGTTTTTTTCAATACTGGTAATCATATTGTCAAAAAACTTTTGTGCCTGGTCACGTCTTTTAATTTCTACAGTAGTGTCTACGCCAGGCCTTCCTTCTCCTGGTATGCCGTTTGTCGTATAATTAATTACCTGGGCCTCAAGTTCGCCTCTACTTAATCCCCTTAATTGTGTAAAAAAATCTAAACTATCTTCTAAATCAGAGATCCTGTTTGAACTTACGCCTTGATCAAAGTCAGATATTTCACCAGCTTTTGATCGTAAAGCTTCGAGATCCTCTAAGGTAATATTGCCACCATTTTCTAAAACTTCATCATAGTCATCAGCTGTATTTACAATAAAATCTGATTGAGCTTTTATGTTGCTAACATTGCGATTGTATTCTGGACGAAGCAAACTATTAACAAAACGAACACTATCCTCATAGCTCATTTCAGCGATAGTCTCTTCACCACTTAATATATTATCTATTTGTTCTTTTTGTTCGTTTAGTGGCTTTTGATAAAATGCAAACAGTATACGATTTTGATAAGCTGTTTCTTTTACTTTTGCCCCCCAAGTATCAACATTCTCCGGCTTTGCACCCAGATCTAAAAGAACTTTTGCTTCGCTTGCTATATCCGCATCTATTTCTTCGGTGGTATACCCATCAATTTGAGAGGCATTACCAATAATCCAGCTTGCTCCATTGGCAGCTGCCTTATCTTGTTTAAGTTTAGCGTCTTTAAGGATTTCACTAGACCAATACTTAGAATATCTAAGCTCTGCTTTTCCAGACGTTTCTTGCAACCTGGTTCTGAGAATAGCAGCTGACACCGGATCAATATCTGATAGAGCTGCCGGAAATCCATCCGAAACACTTTGCAGCTGAGATTGTATTGTGCTGAAAGATGTTTTGTTATTTTGACCTTCTGTTAGAATTTTTGTTATTTCTAACTCAGCTTCACTTTGTATTTCTGCAATAGCTATTTTGTTTGCAGCGTCATAAGCAGTTTCTTCCTCAAGACCTCTTGGGCCGCCCTGGGCCTTCATTGCCTCGAGTATTGGCTGCGCTCCCTCTGTTCTTACTCTTTCGATCCCAGATCTTACAGATTCTTTCTGTGCAGTTTTAAAAAGAAAATCACCCATTTGATCAAATGTTTGTGATATGTTTCGAGCAGATGCAGCTTCACCACGAAGCCCAGCAAAGTCTACACTTCTGGGAATATTAGCTTGTACTCCAGCACTTCTAAGTCTTGGTAATCTAGCCATTATAAAGTTCCAAATCTATAAGCAGCTCCGGTGAGTGTTCCAATCGCTGAAATGGTTGCAGATCTTCGAGCGGCATCACCAGCAACTCTATATTGATGCGCTTGATCCTCCGAAAATGATTTTGCTAAAACTATATTATCCTGGGCAATGCCATAATCAGTTGAGGCCGTTGCCATATTAGCATTAAATATTGTGCCTATATTTCCAGAACCAGTTGCTCCAGCCCTACTTATTAAAGTAGCTAAGTTTTCATTTAGCCTGGTCAGAACATCAGCGCCCTGTTGTTTATACCTGGCCGCTTCTGCTCGGCCTTGAAGTAATGTCTGAGAAGCTTTAGCGTCATACATTTCTTGTTCAGCACGTCCAGCCTTTATCTTTTGAGCCGCTGAAACGGCTGATCCTATCATCATCGCTGGAGCTGCAAAACTAGCCATATCTAACTTCCTACACTTAATTTATATTCCAGGCCTAATACAGTCATAGGTAATGGAACATTTTGAGTTAATGTTATTTGTCCGGTAGCACTATATCCTAAAATACCATGCGCTGTTTTTAATCCGGTAAATGCCTGGATAGGTGTATCGAGAACACTCACACCGAAATTTCTAAACGATATTTGTTTACCGTTGATTACAAGATCTTTTGTGTCATTGAGTAAAGCATCGACCTGGACAATACGTTTCTTTACACCTTGCACCGATCCAGAACTTAACACTGGCTCAGTCGGCATTGTCTTTGCCTGGACTGTATATTCTAATCCTACCTGGAAACTAGATGATGCCGCTCCTGCAAACGTAATTGTAAACGGAGAAGCTGGAACCGTCTGAGTTGGTTCTACAACGCCATCACGCACGATTTCAACAGTTGCCCCCTCAAGGTGATCCATCGTTGTTGAGGAAGCGGCTCCTCCAGTCTTAGCGCTATCTAGGGTTACATCTTTATCAAACTTTTCTAAATAATATCTGACTTGCGAATTAACTGTACGCTTCACAATACAAAAGGTATCAGATATTTCTGTGGCTACAGCAATAAAATTACCGTCCGTTGTAAACGAGCTAGGCGCTATAACCTCTTGCCCAACCAGGATAGAATAAACTGACATAGATCCGTCATCACCATTAACGATAAATAATCGATCTGCTTCATCAGTTGATGTTGATCTACGAGCAGCCAGGTCAACAGGGTTTTTTATAAGATGTGATGAAAGAACGGATATCTGTTGTACCTGATATGAATTTGTACCTGACCCAAATTGAAATGCGTTTATGGCTTTACCCTGTCTCTGAACAAACACAGACGCGCCATTGAGATCTTCTATTGGAACACCTGGCTTTGCGCCAAGTCTTGTTTGTGGCCGGATAAGAAAAGTCGCTGGTGTGACCGGAGAGTCCTCTGACTGAATAACAACAAACTCACCGCCAGTGGTAAATATTCTAAGATCAGCTCCAGCTATAACACTTACAATACTATTGAGCTGATTGGTGTTTATTGTTGCCTCAACACCTTCGTCATCTAATCCAGTGCCAGGATCGAAGTTAAAGAAATCAATAACTCTTGATCCCCATATGGTATTTGGCCTAGATTTTGATCCACCAAAATATAATCGACCTTCATGGAACGTAGCTGATTTTGGCCATCCTCTATTGTTACTCCAAACATCCTCATAGCCATGTTCACTCTTCCAGTTACCAGCAACAATGCCGCTGGTATCAAAGAACGGAACCTCTGTGACTGCCTTCATTACCGTTGCGCTAACAAACTCTACATACCTGGCTCGTCCAAAAGTAGTATCGACCTGGGCAAATTCATTAACGCTTGCCGCTGAGAAAGCTTCAACTTTATATCCTGTTGTGTTGTCCGGCTGTGTAGTCCAGGCTGGGTATACTGTGGCTACTTTGGTTGACGCTACATAATCATCAATAAACCTAGATTGTCCTGACCCAGTACCGGAAGTAAGCGTAATGGACATTCCGTTAGGCTGGTCATCAGACGAATACGCAGACGAAGATTTTAATGTTATTGTACTAGCGCCCCCAGCCTGAGCAGTTCCGGTATCTGTCGTTACGCTCGAAGCTGTTATTGTAATGTTTCCTGATACTGCGCTGGGGGTAATTGTAAAATTTGGTGAGTGCGTACTTAAAGCGTAAGGATACTGAGGCAGATTCGTAAGAGGTAGGTTTTCTAACGTCCAATTTGTATCTGTGTTTCTAACAAGTCTTTTTGTCTGCAAATCTTCATGGCATAAAATAAGTGTATCAACCGCCTGAGTAAAAGTTAATTCATCAAGCATAGCAGCCGTAATATCTGAGGCAGCTATATAATCATTGCCTGTTCCGTTTATGTTTGCTTGCAGAACACCAGCCTTAAATACATAGATCCGGCCAACAACTAGCACCAAAAGAAAACTATCTGTAACGCTAAACTCAAAAGGTATAAGCTTAAAATCTGTAAAACTTGTGCCAAAGTTGTAAATAAACTTTAAGCCATCCCTACGTTTTAGACCGCCTTGAGGCTGTATAATAACATTTGTCGCTTCTTCCAGGGCGTTCTGATATTGTGCTAAATCTGTTCTGGCTCTTAATAGCGGATCTAGCTCACCAACAGAAAAGTTTGTTTGAAACTGAGTAACGCGCATTTACTGCCTCACTTGAATTAGAGAATAGTCCTCAATAATCTGTGTTGATTGACCCCTTGCATCGATGTTCATAGCTTCGCGCATCAACCCACCCCGACCATTTTCTGTAGAAGCTCCATAGGCAAGCGCCCTAAAATAATCAGCTTTTGTTGATTGGTCTGTAATAACGATTGCTAACTCAGCTGCCAGTGCCGTTCTTAGCAAACGAACAAAATAGTTTGGCATTTTTGCTTCAGAAATAGTTTGTTGGTAATCAATATAAACAGTTTCCATATTGGTAACTAACTGATCGCCATATATCTCCCAGCCATAACGAACAGATCTTTGTTCTGTTCCATCAGTTTCAAATACTGCTAATGCACCAGTTAGATGGTCGCCTGGCATTTGATAAGCATATTTCCATTCATTTATTGGTGCTGCGGATAGCCTGGCTAACTGGATTTTTGCCAGTGTCCAAGACCATACATAAGTGCTTAGTAACGTATTTTTTAAATCTGGATATAATCGGTCGCAAGCTTGGGCTGCATCAGTTCCCTCTGTAAACGAAGAAAGGGGCGAAGCCCCCAGCGCGATTAAAGCATCTGAACAAATAGATAAATCTGTATCGCCTACGGCCATCATAACCCTCCAATGTGTATAAGGGGCCAGTTACCCAGCCCCATATTAATTAGTCTGAGTCGGTCGCTGTAATTGTTAGACCGTCTGTTACGTCAACAACACCGCTTGCGTTGCTTGCAACGTAGACCCATGACAATGCTTGTGTGCCGCCTGTTGAAGAGCGAACCAAGATCGTGTCACCGACCGCAAGAACATCTGACAATGTGTTAAAATACCCAGCGGTATTTACATCACCAATCGCATCAGTTGTTGAGTAACCGTAGAGGCCAGGTGCATCACCTTTCTTACCTCCACCGTAGTTTACCAAACCGGTACTTGAAAAAGCCATATATCTGTCTCCTTACTCAGTACATGAAATTTTTACGATACCA